GTCGACGAGAAGCTCCATATCACTCTCGCGGCTCTTCTTGTAGAGGCGCGCCTTCTCGGCCAGCGTGACGGGAGTGGCGTGGATCGTCAGCTTCCACTCGGGCACCTCGATCTTTTTGGTGCCGAGGGAGGCGAAGTGTTCGCGAACTAGGTCAATAGCGTCCATCCTTCACCTCAGACCGTCAAAGTGGACAGGACGCCATTGCCCTCGATGCTGATCGAGCCCTCGACCATTCCGTCGAACGCGGCGCTGATGTCGAACTTCGTCACGATGCCGCTTCCGGTGTAGTAGGTGGACGTCGACGCGATGCCCTCGGGATAGAGGTTCACGGTCACGGTGGAGCCGATGGTCAGCGCGATCTGGCCGGCATCGGTCTCGTCCCAGTAGAGGTCGCCGTTGACGCTCCAGGTCTTCAGCGTGGCCTTCCGCGTGCGGTAGGTGTCGCCGATGACCGAGTCCTCGACGACGTCGGAGGAGTGAGCCAAGGAGTAGTTGCGGAGCTCGCCGATGGTGGTCGACGAGATTTTGACGGTGCCTTCGCGGCCTAAGTGGTTCGCCATTTTAGTCGGTGGTTAAATAGATGCAGGAGAAGGTATGACGAGCGACGCCCCAGCGACGCTCTTCGTCAGGCTCGATCACATAATCCACGCTTGTCAGAAGGAGGTCGTCGCAGACGCCGCCCAGGGTCACGTCAGCCAGCACCGCGGCCTCGACCGCGGCCGAGCCCGTGTCGAAGAGGTCGTCGATGATCGTCGTGGAGCCGGCCACCTCCGCGGTAAAATACTCAACCATCACTTGCAGCGTCCGGTACTGCGTCCGATTTGACGGCGCCAGCGTGCGGACCTCGACTTGCTCGTTGACCGCATAGACGGCGGCGGACGGGAAGCTCGTCGAGGCAAGCGTGTTGTTCCGGCCCTTGAGGAGATTCGCCGTGGGCACGACGCCGGCCTGCGTCAGCTTGAGCCCGATAGCGTTGCGGATATTGGTGCGGGTGCTCATCGTGGCATATTCTCCTGCACGACGCCGGCACCGCTGATGCGCGCGAATCCAAGGTTGACGGCGCGGTTGGCGAGGATGGCGTCGACTTTCTTGAGAGTAATCTTCGCGCGGAACTCCAGCGCATCATTTACGTAGCGATCAGGGTTTGGCACCTTGATGTTGGTCGCAGTGCCAGTCAGAAACGGTTTATCGCTGGTGAAATTGTGCGACTCGACGCCAGCCCGCGCCGCGTGACGACGCACCCAAGCTGGCACGCGCTGGCCGGTTGCCATAGCGGCCGCTGCAAATCCAGCCTTGGCCCAGCCAACCTTTGACTGAACCGAGTTGAGATAGCGGTCGGCGGATGCATCACTGATCCACATCTGACTTTGCACCTGCCAGCGGCCAATCGGATTCCGGTCAACGTAGCCGATGCGTCCGTAGCGGTCTCGGTACTTCAGATGGAAGTTCCGCATCGTCGATACCGATGCGTTCTGCTGCCAGTATTTCCAGTAGATGCGAATCGTCTTGGACGTCTCCCAACCCAGACGGACGTTGACCGTTTCGGTCCGCGCTCTCTTGGGCGGAGTTACCTTTGAACTTCCGATCCTCTGGAAGATGCCGAGCGTCGTAATCTGCTTTTTGATTTTCCGCGTCCTTCCGCCGAAGAGATCCGATTTGATCGCGTATTCGCCCTGCTCCTTTGCAGCCGTAGTGAGGCCGGACTTGACCGGCTTTTTGCTCTTCCGGTGCTCGTGCTGTCCGGTCGGCGGCAGAATCATCATTATCGACCGTGCCACGTTTCCGCCCTCCTGCTTGATGACCTTGCCTAGATCGACGCGCGCCGACTGCGCCAGCCGCTCAAGCGCCAGGTCGAGCTTCCCAGAGTTTAGGGTGATGTCGATCATATCACCTTAGCGACGTCGATCTCGCAGCCCGCGCCCTCCGCGTCGAACCGCACCTGCTCCACGAAGTAGGTTGTGCCGGCCCGCACCAGCGTCTGGCTCTGCGCCGGCGTGCCCGTGACCGATGAGGTCGTGAAGAACACGGTGAACTTCACGTCGTCCCGGCGCTGGTCCTCGAACTCGTCAAAAAGGTTCCGGCTCGAAGACCAGACGCCGGTGATGGTGCTGCCGAGGTAAGAGAACGTGATGCCGGCTTGCTCCAAGATGGCGCCCTGATCGAGCGCCAGCTGCACGGGATCGAAGTCGCGGACTGCGGCCATACTTAATCGCCAACTGTCACAACGCGCGAGGCCGGCGAGAAGGCGTCGTCCTGCGCGACGCCAGAGCTTACGTGCCAGAACTCCTTCCGCACGGCGCCGGCGATGATGCACGGGGATGAGTTGATGGTGAACATCTCCTCGGCGTCGCGGATGATCCGCGGCAAGTGCGCCGGGGACTTGGCCCGCAGGATCATCGATTGCGGCACGCGCCAGGTCAGGAGCTTTGCCTCCTGCGCCTCGTCCGCGAGGAACACAATCGGCCGCTTGGCGACCCGCCGGCAGGCTTCCATTAGCGCCCCGGCGTGGTGCTGCTTGCCCTGCGAGTAGCCGAACGGCGCCAGCAGGCAGATCTCGCGGCTGAAGCCGTAGTCCTGCAGCGGCGGCTGCTCATCGATCAGGTCGAACTCCGGCCGCTGGTTCAGCTGGGCGAACTCGGGGAAAAGGCCGAAGACGAAGTCGCCCCAGGGTTTCCCGCTCGCGCGGTATTCATCGTAGCGGTGCGGCCAGATCTCAAGCTCGAGCACGCGGCCGAAGCGCATCTTGTCGCGCTGCTTCGGATCCGAGGGCCGCACGTAGCTGACGCAGGAAAAGAGCCCCCAATACTGGGCGAAGCACTCGACGTAGACCGAATGACCTTGGCCGGCCAGATGCCGCGCAATCGGAAGGATGCGGATGATGTCGCCGAGGCGCTGGTGGTAGACGATGCAGATTCTCACGCCTTAAAGACCATCGTGAGAATGTTCGGCCAGTCACCATCATTCTTGCGGACCGCGTCCTCGGGCGAGCCGATGAAGACCGGACGAAGCCCGTTGATCGCCATCGCGTTTGCTAGCGTTTCCGGCGTGAAGTGCCAGAGGTGCTCGCCTGGGCGCCGGTGCTTCCAGTTGTAGAACCATTCCGCGCCGAGCGCTGGGTGATACCACGGGACCGAGACGATCGCACCATCGGCCTCGAACCGCGGCAGCTGGTCAAAGTGCTCAAGCGAGTCGAAGAACGTCAGCACCGGCCAGCGTGTCCGCTGCCACTCGGGATCCACGCGCACGAACGACGGCGCGGGATATGGGGAAACGTCGTAGCCCCAGCAATGGACCCAAGGACTGCGATCGTTGACCGCCCGCAGGAACGCGCCGGTTCCGTAGCCGATGTCGCAGACGATAAACGCCTCTGGAAAGAAGCGACGGAACAGCGCCGCGCGGATCTCGGAGAGCTCGCGCTCGGGGTACTTCTCGTACCGCGCGACGTAGGCGTGATCGTACTGCGCGCGGATCGTGCGGTCGCGGGACATCAACGCATCCGTCGAGTTGTGGATGCGATACTCGTAGGTGAATTGACTGCTCACGGCGTGGTCCATTTGGAGTCGGCGTCAGGGTTGCGCTGCTTGAAGAGCTCGAGGCCAGCGTCGTAACGCTCCTTCGTATTGTTGTGCTGGTAGGTCGCGTCCCAGTTCCCCTTTTTGAAGGATGGGTGCTGATGCTCGAACTTGTAGAGGTGGCGCGCGTCGATGACGACGCCGTCACGCCAGGCGCGGTGCGAGAACTCATTATCACTGAAGACCGACTCGTATCCCTCGTAGAAGAGCTCGCCGCCCTGCTGCTCGAAGCGCGCGCGCGAAAGGATCGCCATACAAAGCAGCGGGCCGGTGCGGTGACCGTCGTGGACCGCGATGACGATCGGCTCCTTCTGCAAGTCGCGATCCTCGACGAGCGACAGAAGCTTCGTGTCCCAGCCGATAGGCGGAACCCAGTCGTCGGACAGCTGCACGATCAGATCGCCGCGCGCCTTCTTGGCGGCCAGGTTCCAGGCTGCGACGCAGGAGCGCTTGTCCGAGACTACGCTCAGGAACTGCTTGCCCATCGTCACCGACTCCTTGTCGTCCGCGTCCACGGCGAAGACGTGCTCGATGCGGGTCGGATCTTGCGCGAGCCCGAGCCAAGCCTCGCGGCAAGCAACAGCCTTCGAGGTGCGGCCGCGTGTCGCGTGGACGAGCGAGATGCGCGGATGATTGCCGAGGTGAAACTGCTGCTGGAGCACGTCAGCCCGCGCTTCCATCCCAGCCAGTCGGAAGGCTCGCGCGGCCAGATCGTAGCCAGCCCAGCCGTAATACTTCGCCTCCGAGGTCCACGGCTTGTCCGCGCCGATTGGCTCGCGGTGGCGCAGCATCTCCTCGGCCCACCAGCGCGCACGCGCTCCGTCGTTCTTCTCGAAGAGCAGGAGGATGATCGCGGCGTAAGCCTCGCGGCACCACGGGAAGACGGCGTGCGCTTGCAGCGCGTAGCTCATCGCTTCGCGCGAATCGCCGCAAAGCTTGGCGAGGTTGAGCAAAGCCTCGTAGCGAAAGGACTGCTCAAGGTTCGGGAAGCTTAGAGCGATCTTGCCGAATTGCTCCGCGGCCTGCCGATTGCCGGCGCATAGGTGCTCCTGGTGGATGTAGAAATATTGCGTCGGCGTCTCCTTCACCGATTGCCCGAGGATGCGGAGATTGCGCCTGCGGTTCTCCTTCTTGACCGACTTCGGCGCGTGAACCCAGACCGGCCGCGGCCAGTCCTCGTGCTTGTCGCCGGGAAGCAGTAGGAGGTTCTCGTGGACGTCGTGGTGCCAGATGCGCCCAGCCTCGAAGGCAGAGCGGCGGATCGCGCGCTCGCGGTGCAGCTTCTTATTCGTCCCGCGGACATCATAAGGACAGCGCACCATCAGCACCTCGGGCGCGACGGTGCGGAGGAGATCGCGGAAGTCGTGCGCCTCGTCGAGCAGATCGTCGCAGTCGGACCAGACGATCCAGTCGCCGGTTGCCTTGGCGAAGGCCGCGTTGCGGGCGCGAGCGAAAGAGTCGACGTGGTCCCACTTCTCGGCGCCGTAGCCGTTCCGGTACTCAGCCCCACGGAAGCCCTTGCCGTTCTCGCGGCACCAGGCGGCCGCCATCTCAAGGGTCGCGTCGGCCTCCTTCGCTCCGATAGCCCGCACGATGCAGAGCTCGTCGAACACAGGCGCGAAGCTCGAGAGCATCGCGATAATGTGCTCGGCCTCGTTCCCGCAGATGACGCAAAGTGAGACGCGCATTGCGCTGTCGGACCCGTCAAAAAGAAACCCGCGCCCCAGTTGGCGTCAGGTCGTCATCTGCGCCAGATAAAAGTCGGCAAGACTCTCGGGCCAGAGATCGGAAGGCACGTCCTTGAAGTCCTTGTAATCCTCACTCAGCCAGAACGGATCCGAGCTTTTGCCTAGGTTCACCGGCTCCGGCAGCACCTGCATATTCTGGTGGTGATGCCATCCGCCGTGCTTAATCGGGATGATGTGATCGACGTGATGCTCGATGCCAGTCGCCAGCGTAAGCTGCCGTGCCTCATCGTGCATTGCGGCCTCGGCAACGAAATCGTGCGCCGGATGTAGCTGGCTGCGCTTGAGTGCGCGACGAGCCGAAGAGCTCTGCGCCCTGCGCGGCTTGTTCTCCGCGGACCACTTGCCCGTCCGCTCCTTCATCTTCAAGCGCACGTCGGCACGTTCGGCGTAACGCTTCTTAGCGTAGGCGTTGAATCCATCGCGATACGATTGGGTCTGCCTAAGCTGACGCATCTGATTCCGCGACGCCTCCATTCGTTTCTCAAATACAGCTTTAGGAGCCCAATGCTCGCCGTTTGCGTAGCCTGCGCCGTAGCCGCAAAAGATCAGTCCATCCTCGCGCGTCGTGCCGTTCTTTATCCTGCGATCAGGATTCGCCTTGAGCCAGGCGCGCATCTCTTCGGCGCGCTCCTTTCGCTCCTTGAATTTTGTTCCGGTCCACGGGTGCATAAAAAAACCTGCACCCAGTAAAGGATGCAGGTTTTGTTTACGCAAACGTTATCTCAACTGAATTGCGTGGCGATAAGCTGGCCGGCGTTGGTGTTGACCACCTTCTCCGCCACATAGTGCGAAGCGCGCACGATGTTGGACTTGATCGACTCGTCGCGGTAGGTGAACACGCCGACCGCGGGACCGTACTCGGACCAGTTGAGCGTGAAGCCCGCGCCGCCGCCGAAGTAGCCAGCGCCGGACTCGGTCACGGAACCGACCCAGATGTAGGTGTTCGCCCAGATGTTAGCGCTCGAGAACGCCACGCCTTCAGCCGCGGAGTCATAGGCCGCGCGACCGATCAGCACCTCGCTCACGCCAAAGACCTCGGCCGCCGCCTGGGTGGAGGCGTTGAGGATCGTGTCGCTCGAGATGCCGGCGCCGCGGAGGCGGTTCTGGAACTTCGTGCTGGCGCGAATGCGGGTCCAGACGGGATACGGGATGACCACGCGCAGGTTGCTCGTGGACTCGCCGTTGGCGAGCAGGCGGTCAATGGCCTCCTGCACGTCCTGGCCGGCGTCGAACGTCGCCAGATTGGCGGTCGTGTAGGCGGTGCCGGAGTTGGTGCTGGTGAAGTTGCCCGTGCTGAAGATCTGCGCGGCCACGCGGAGTTCGTGAGCGAGCAGGAGCTTGCGGCGGGACAGCTTGGCGGCGACGACCTCGGCGTCGAAGAAACGCGAGACGTCGGCCGTCACGGTATCATCCACGGCCTGTTCGTACCCGTATTCCAGCGACAAGTAGGTTTCCTGCGTGAAGGAATTGGTCCCACGCGGGAAGGTGGAGTACGGGTCGCGCACCTTGACGTCCGACTTGAGCAGCTGGCCCTCCTTCAGCTTGAAGGCGGGGTACTGACCAGCGCGGACGGGGACGTTGAGGATCGGCATCACGCGCGTGCCGATCAGACCGGTCTCCCAGTCTTTGGCTTGCTCGAGAACGCCTGCGATGTCGCCACGGAAAACGGCGGCAGAATTGGTGTACATTGTAGGAAGATCCTTTCGTTAAGGGTTACAGGTTCTTCGGGATGAACTCGATCACCGCGGAGCCGTTGCCGCTGGCCTGAGTCGAGAGACTCTTGCCGACGGTGACGGTGCCGGTGGTGGAGACGAGGCCCGAGGCGGCGAGGTAGAGGTTGTCGCCAACGGTGACGGGAGTCCCGGTGACGGTCGCCTTCAAGGTGCCGGCGGAATGGAGGAAGCGGACGGTGACGTAATCGCCGGAGGCCGCATCGATCTGCGCGATGCCGTCGCACGCGGTCGACGTCGAGAGGCCGACGCCGCGGTTATTGGAAATCACGACGCCCTGGAAGGCGGTGATGGTGGTGTTGGCAAGGAACGTGCCGTTGCCGAGGTATTGGGTAGCCATTGTAGGTTACTGGTTAGAGTTTGACGACCTCGCCAGCAGCGACGCGGGAGCGGTACTGCTGGTATTCGGCCGCGTGATTCTTGATTGCGAACGCGATCGCGTCGCCCTTGTTGCCCTTGAGCTCGGAGGTCTTCGCGGCCACAATGGCCTCGAAGCTCTTCGCCTCGCTCTTGGCGGCGGGAGCCGCAACCTCAGCGGACGCCGCGGGAGCCGCGGGCGCGCCGATGGTCTTGGCGAACTCCTTCAGCGCAGCCTCGGCGGCCTGCTTGGCAGCCAGCTGCACCTCGTCGTTCTTGGCGGACATCGCAGCCGGCTTCGGCTCGGTGCCGCAAGCGAGAGCCTCCAGCTTACCGAGGCGCTCGGTCATACCCATCATCGCGGACTCGATCATCCCCGCGATCTCCTTTTTCACGTCATCATTCATCGGAATTTTGATTTCGATTTCGGTTTTCGCCTCCTCGGGCGTAGTGCCAGATTCGGTCTGAAAGGATTTCATCCGGCGTTCGAACAAACCTGTTTTGTTCGCGGCTGGTTCTGAAACGAGGTCAACCGAATAGATCTCCGAGCAGCGCTGGAGCATCGTCTTCTTGTCGCTCGACATCTCGACCGGACCGGAGAACGCGATCGACAGCCCGAAGGTGTCGGGGATCTTCTCCGCGATTTCGAGCACGTACCCGCGGTGCGGCGAGTTTTGCAGCAGATGCAGATCGCCCAGGAGCTTTTTGCCCTCGATCCGCAGCCCGTCGACGTAGCCGATAATGTCGCCGGCGCCAGAGTTGTGATCTAGCTTCACCTTAAGCCCGCCCTCGTATTGCTCCGCCGCGGCCTTCACTTGCTGGAGCGTGCGCGCGTCAACCATCACGCCGTGGCCCAGCGCCGGCCCTTCCGAGATCAGCG